TGTGACAATCACAGGAACAAGTAACTCTTCAAAATTGAATTTTACTCTTGGTACTGGTACTCTTGTAATTACACTTCCTACAAAGTACACTGCTAACTCTGTGCAAACAGATAACAATGTAGCAATCGCTGGAGATCCAGGTGCTAATGCACAATTCAGTTTTTCTATCACAATCAGTGTACCAGCGAATACTACTGTAACTTCGTTATCTAAACAGATTATTTGTACTGCTGCTGGTGGTCAAAAAGCTACTTGTACATTAACACAATCCGCTGGTGATCCTACATTACAAGTGACTCCTGAGACAATCGAGTTAGGTTGGGAAGGAACTGCTGTTTCTGCACAAGTTATTTCTAACACAGATTGGACAGTCGAATAAAAAGAAAGGAGATTGATAATGGCTACGAAGACAATTGCTTGGGGAGATTCGATAGGTGGAAACATTTCGTTGACTTATACAGGAACTGGAAATGGTACGATAAGTGCTTCTTCTACGACTAAAAATACTGGAACAGCAGTTCGGACGAAAACTCTAACAGTAAAGACGACGAAAGGCTCTCCTCAAAAAAGTATAAAGTTGACGATTAGACAAGCCTTTGGTAAATTTAGACTTACCATCCATGTGAATGCGTAGCTTTGTATTCTTTTGAAATTGGGAAAAGTCCAGGAATTAATTTTTCTGGACTTTTTCTTTATAAATCGTTGCTCAGATCAAAAAGTAGTCGGACCTTTACATCATCAGAAAAGAAACAATAATTAATAAATAAAACAAGACACATTATGGAAGAGATGATTTATAGAGAAGATAGAAAGATCGAAGTATTTGTCGAAAAAGAAGATACAGGGTCTAATAGAGATTTGAAATTCAAGTTAAGGATAAAGAACGAAACATTTTCATTTCCTTGTCTGACAGAAGGAGAATTAAGGAAATTCAAAGAATACCTAGATGAGTATTTCGACAATAAGAGAATCATGACTATAGGAAAGTTAAGAGAATCATATGATTTAACATTCGCATATTATAAAATTGTACGATTCTCAGAATTCGATATTTATGGTGATTTTAATGTTTATATCTCACCAGATGCAATTTTCAAATACGAACGAAAAGCAGGTAATACTGATAAAATAGTGTCTGGTAAAGTGACGCTAAAGAATGGCAATGATTTAGTAGATGATTTTTATTTTTATTGCGAAACACTTATTCAAATCCTTGATACACAAGAAGTTGAAGAGATCCTTGGTAAAAAGGATCAATAGTTTGATCTTTAGATAAAACAATAAATAATATTATGGAAGTGATAGTAAAAAAGAAGAAAGATCTAGTCGTAGATAGACCAAAGTCAAAATCCGTTGGAGCTAAAGGACCTTCGTTTTTCTTTCAACGGATTGAAGAAACAAAGACAATGATTGATCAACAAAAGAAACTGATCGTTGGTAACGAAATTTGGTATTAAATTCCATAGATTCCTTTTATATATTATAATATATAAAAGGAATTGAAAACAAAAGAGGATTAATTTATACATCAATGCGACTATTGTATTTGGTACAACAAAAGAAGATGTGATTGTCCTATTCAGATGAAAGCAAGAGCTTGTAAAAGAGCATTAAAAGATAAGAAATTGTTTGAGAAGGGTAAACAATCTCAAAACGATAAATAAGGTTTAGAAAGGTTCATAGAATGTAGTAAGATCGAAATGTGAACTTCTTCAAGATCAAAAAGAAAAGATTTAATAACATTTAAAAACACAAGAATCATGGCAAGACTAGAAGATGAAAATAAACAATCCTACACAAAGAAGGATTTAAAAGACCCAATCGAAAAGAGTAATCACAATTGTAAGGGTTGTGAATATGAAAGAGACTGTCCATTTAAAAAAGATAGGTCAGACTGTTTTGAATTTAATTCATAGAAAATCCTATAAATTGTTGCTCCATTGAAATAAAGGTCAGACCTTTAGGTCATAATTAAAAAGAGCAATTAAAAATGAAACAGTACACAGTCTATTTTACAGAGAAGGTTTGTCACAAGTATATTGGTGATCGTTTTAATCGTGAGACAAAGAAGTGGGAGTATGATGTTGAATGTGAAAAGTGGGACGATGCTTTTACTTTTAGTTCTCTGAAAACAGCAAAAGACCTAATCAAAGCGAATATGGATAAGTATAAAGGATCTTGTATTACTAAGAGTTGGTCTAATGGAGATTGGGAAAATATAGGTGAGATCAAAATAAAAGGATCAAATAAGACTTTTGTAGCAAATACAAAACAAAGAGTAGCAAATTATTAAAACAAGAGGAGGATTAAAATCATGAGTATAGAAATGGGATTTGTGATCGTAGTAAGTCTTTCAGTGCTTTGGATGGCAATAGGTCTAATCTTTCTCGACAAGAAAGAAATCAAACCAGAACAAACAGAATATGATGATGTGCTTTTGGCAATGACATTTGGTCCTTTAATTCTTCTAACCAAGAAGAAAGAAGAAAAGTGAAAATAGGCACATAATAAGTAAGAGGAGGGTTGTGAATCATGTCATAACCCTCCTATCTTTATACAAGAAACAAAGAAGAGAAATTATGGAAAAAGAGAAATTAGTAGACTCACTAGAGACTTGTATGGAGAGAATCCAACGAAAAAAAAGCGATTTTAAAAAGGGTGTAAGAAAGAAATACAACATGACTCTCAAGGATTTAAGTAATAAAGAGATAGATGAGATCATGAAAGAAGCACCTGATGCAGTACTCCAAATGTCTCAAGAAGTACAAGATAAATACCTATTAAGTGAGGCAGCCAGAAGAAGACTTGATGAGTGCCCAGATCGTTGGTTTACGTTTGAATCTGCTGATGGAGAAGTGAAAACAATTGATTTAAAGCAGATTAACATCCAAGGAATGATCAAGGTGAGAGGTGGTAGTGATGAGGATGTAAGAGATGCTCATGAGATAAAAAAAGAATTATTCGCACCATTGATCCGTGAATATGCCTACAAAAAGAGAGCTTATATAGATGCATATAAACGTGAAAAAGATGTGACCTTACCTCCAGACCATTGGAATCAAGTAGTACAATTATTTGGTGAAATGAATGGTATTGAGGATGTTAGAAAGATAATGCAAGAGAGGAACAATGTATTCCTAAGCCAAAAAGACCTCCTGAGATTCTTTGCTAAAAACAAGGCAGAGATAGATGCTAGACGTGCTACTTTCTTAGCATCAAGTGACCAATATAAGATTGCAAGTGAAGCAGGTAGATTGCAGATACTCAATGAGATCTTAGTAGACCTCCATATAAAGTACCAATATTATATGGAACAAAAGAAAGAGCAAAAAGCTATGATCTTCTCAAGAGAGATCCGGAATATATTGGAACAAGCAAGAAAAGAAGTCAAAGGTAACGAACTGAAACTCACGGTAGATGGTAAGATTGATATCACTGCTACTTTACATGGACAAGAGAATATTGATAGAATGATGAGGACCTTACCTATCAACTCTATCGTAGTAGGTATAGTCGCAGCTAAGAGTAACATTGATCCTGCAATATTGATCGCACAACTTGCGTCGTCTTATTACAAGGACTTTAATGGATTCAATAAGAATGTGTTAGGTAGAGAGAAGATCATGTTACCAGGTGATGCAATTAGGGCTTGTAACGATTGGACTTCATTGGCTAAATTGAATCAAAAGTTCCTAGAAGAAATGAGAGAAATGCCTGTAGAAGAAGCTACTTTCACAGAAATCAAGAAAAAAGAGACTGTAAAAGAACGACTTGAGAGATTACGAAAGATCGCTGAAGATTGTTCTAAATAAAATACGTATTTTCCATAATGTTATTTGTTTATTTGAAAGGGTCCTGTCTGAGAAGATCGGATCCTTTATTTTACTGATAACTTGTTGGAAACAAATAAAATAGGTCTTATCTTTAGACCAAAGAAATAGATAAAATTATGGAATTAGAAACAAAAGTTACAGTATCAGGTCTTAATAAAGGCCAGATTGGAGAGCTAGAGACCTTTCTTGATACGATCCTAGTTGATTACGATATATTCGAATCAGAAGGTAAAGTAGTAATTAAAGATCCTGATATAATCAGGATTTCAGAGATAAAAGTATTCGTAAGACGATTTAAATAACTAGTTATTAACAATTTAAAGTTTAATTTTATGGCAACAACTGTTGTATCAAAAGTAGCGAGATTCACGTTTACGACTAAAGAACAGCTCGCTAATCTAATGGATTACTGTACGACTAACAATCGTACATTCACTGCAAACATTGAAATCCCAGTCTTGACTGACGAAGAGGCAAATGAGTTGTACAAAGTACTTGTATTACCTGAGGTAATCAAGAATAACGATAGATTAGAGGAACTATTGACTGAAAAAGAGTCACTTGAAACTAACTTGAAATCAGGTATTTCAACGATGTCAACGAGAACTCTTGAAGAAGTCAATGAAGAGATCAAGAAGATTGAAAATACTGATTATACTCAATTTTCTAAGTTGATGACATTAGTACCAGATACGATCTTACCTGATACTCCAGCTTGGAAAAATAACGATACTAGTGTTATGAGGACTATGGCAGTTTCAGAAGAAGAGACTTTAAACACTAATGAGACTACAAATGAAGAGCTTTCTGATCCTATTATCAAAGGACAAAACACTGTATGGGCTGAAGAAGAGTTGGAAAAATACAAAGCAGCATTCAAAAAACTTGATCCAAACTTTGAGTTACAGATAGTTAGACATGACGATACTGGTGAGATCTGTTTTCATCTTTGGTGGCCAAAAAGAGAAATGGTACAAGAATGCACTTCTACTAAACTGTTAGATATGGCATTTGAGAACGCTAAAAATGGATGGGACGATCCTATTAAAGTAGCAGAAGCTATGAAGCAATAAACGAAACTTGGTCATCAGGTGTTTCTCCTTATATGCAAAAGCAGCCTAATCGCTTGATAATGAGATAGCATTTGATGACCAAGAAAAATTCGAAATCCGTAGATTTTTAAGCGAAAAACAAATGAGAGAATTAGAAATGATCGTTATCCATTGTTCAGCTACAATGAAAAGTACGGATTATACCGTTGAAAGATTGAAAAGAGATCATTTAGCAAGAGGTTTCAACGACATTGGATATCACTTCTACATTACTAAAGACGGTAAAGTACATGAATGCAGGCCTCTTGAAAAGATCGGAGCTCATGCAAAAGGTTATAATGCGAAATCTATAGGTATTTGTTATGAAGGTGGTCTTGATGAAAGTGGAAAAGCATGTGATACACGTACAGAAGCTCAAAAGAGTGCTATTAAAGAGCTTGTCGGAGAGCTTGCTGGCAAATATCCTTCTATTTTTCAAGTATGTGGTCACAGGGATTTAAGTCCTGATGCAAATGGCAATGGTATCATTGAACCATTTGAATGGATCAAAAGTTGTCCATGTTATGACGTAAGAAAAGACTTCCCTAATTTCATGCAAGAAATTGTGATCAAACCTAGTAAAGAAGATTGATTTATATTGAAAGTCTCACCGTTTTGAAATTATTTTCATTTGGTGAGACTTTTTCTTTGTAAAAAGTTGCTCAGACGAAATATTGTTCAGACCTTTACATCATCAGAAAAAGAAACAATAAACTAATAAGATAGAGATCATGATTGCAAAAGGTACAGAACAATATAAAGCAGCTTCTAAGTTAGCTAACGAGATCAAAAATCTATCCAATACAGATAGAGTTTATAATCATTCGTATTATGAGATCGCATTCAATGATTTAGGTTCTTTCTTGGAAAAGATCAAGAAAACAGAAGGATTCGCTTCTAAAGTAGCGACTACTATTGATAGTTCTATGAATCCTTACAATCGTTTAGTAGCGATCATATCTGATAAACAAGCATGGATCTTAGCTTGTTGTGCAATCGAAAACAATATCAACTTATAAATTCGTGAATTATGAAGAAAGAACGTATCATTAAGAGATTTGAAAGAAACGGGTGTAAAATCGTTTATACGAAGTTAACTAACAAAATCCTAGTTTCTCACAAGGAATTTATCAAAGTATTCCCTAGCTTAAACAAAGCGTATCAAACAATGTTCAATAAACCTAAAGAGATATTAGTATGATTACAAAACAACAATTAATTGAAAACTTCCAGATTTTAGTCGAAAAGAGGAATAACTTATTTAAAGAAGTGAAGGATTTGGAATGTTTAGGAGAATATAAACAGGTCATTGATCGAGAGATGGAACTTATCGATATCGAAAAATATCTCAAGATCTTCAAGAAAGAAAAGAAAGCCTATGTAGGTGAGTGTTGTAATTTGATTTTACGACAAATCAACTATTTAAAATCAATCAAAGAAAATTTAATATGAATAAGAGGATAATGACAGTCACTGAAATGAGACGTCTAGGTAAATCTTGTATTTATAAGGTCGTTGAATTAGATGATAAAGATGGTTTTAAGAGTCAACCTTTCTCTTTTGAAGGATGTGTCTTTAAACATGATATCACTAATAGTGATGCTGATACACTTATTTCAGGTAAAGTAAAACTTATGGATAGACCTGTAAGACATAGGAGATTTTTCTTTTATGGGTTTTCAATTGTTGAAATAATCAAGTATCTTTAGGTGCGTTTTTTAGTGTTATAGTTTATTGGTTTTAAGTTTAGATCCATACTCGAGAAGTGATTTCACTAGTATGGATCGTTTTTATAAAAATAATTGTGTAAATCGTTGCTCAGATCAAAAAGTAGTCGGACCTTTACAACATCAAAAGAAAGAAACAATAATAACAATTAAAAATTAAAAGTCATGAAAGCAATAGTAGAAACAATGTTATCGTCAAACAGTATCTTTGCAAAAGAGTTGTTTATTTTGATTTTAAATAATATCACAAACTCTTCAAGTGAAGGAGAACTTCGTGAGCGTATGAAAGACTTAGAAGAAGAATCTTTCTTTACTAAATATTTTTCTTATGGATTTGGTCGTAATCATATGTGGGTTTGTGAAGCTGGATGTAAAGAAAGATTAATCTTTGTTGAGTTTTAAGGTCATGGAAAAACAAGTCTATATAAAGAATAGCGAAGGCCTAATTAATAGGTTATGTGAAGAATTAGGCCTTTATGCACATATATCTGCACGTCTTCATATTAAGTATGTACCATATCTTATGATACGAGAAGGAGAAGTCTTTGGAGTGACTGGTAACAATATCGAAAGTGAAGAGGTCTTTGGTAATGCAGATCATTTTATAAAACAATATAAATATGAAAGACGAAATAGATAGGCATTGCAGTATGTGTAAATATTACCAGTGTGTGAATTTCTTTATGTATTGTACAAAACTACAACACCGTATCAAAGCGTCAAGGAAGAACGGTTGTAAACACTTTGAGAAATATGAATAAGAGAGAAGCAAAGATATTAGCATTAGAAGTGTTTGCTGATAGTGCAGATATACTTATAGAATCTGATAGGGTATCTGATGCAATCCGCACAACTAAAGACTGTGATTTGATTAATCTGGCTTTTGACGAATTGGCGGCAAGCCTGAGAAAGAGAGCCTGCAAGTTGAAATCAAATAAAGATAAATAATCATGAAAACAAATAAGTCAATAGTAGAATGTTTTGGAATCGCATTACAAGCGATCCTATCAATTATAGTGATTGTTATAATGATCCTATTTAGTAAAGATGATCCTTGGTTACCTATAATGGGTCTATTGATCATTTATTTGATATGGGAGAGAAAGTTAATTGATTCAAAATCAAAGAAAGAAAATGAAAAAGATCGATAAATATTTCCTTTGGGCAATAATCTTAGTAGTTATCGAGTTAATAGTGTTATGTATCTATAGACATTTTATAAAATAACTATTATGGTAGATACAAAAACAGATACATGGACTAAATCGTCATTTTATTACGATGAGCCTAGTGATACATGTGATAGGAGTTTCTTGATTTCAAGTGTTAGTAGAGAGTTTCTTTTTCAAAGGACAGAAAGAAGAGACTGGTTCGAAATCAAGAAATCTAAATCAAGAGATCTTCACTTTCAAAAGTCTCTTCAAAAGAGAAGAAAGAAAAACAAAACAAAAAAGACTCATAGATCAAAATAAAATAGCTATATTTGCAACGTGATAATCATATTCGAGAATAGAAATCCTTTTGTTTGTGAAAACAAGAGATTTTGTTTAGGGTTTTATTAGTACTTAGTTTTGTGTAGTAAGGGTAAATGATACGTTCGATGATTACGTAAGTTTATTTTATTATTGTTTCTTGGGAAGAGGTTGTTGTGAAACAATTTCTTCCTTATCTTTATAACATGTTAAATATAAATCATTTAATTATGAACATATCAGAGAAATTTTATGGTCACAAAGAGATTTTCGACAATTATTTCCTATCGAAAGACAAAGATCCATATCACAATGGTACATGGATACCAGCAGCAAAAGTGACTTTTGACGAAAGAAACAATTCAAAGAGGGTTGAAATAGGGGATGGTACGATCAATTTGTCGTATTTAATGACTTACTATCTATTAAGTGATTCCCAAACTAACTATTCTAATTGTTTACATGCTCTATATAGGCTCGTACATAACGCAGATATCGCTTGTAGGATGAAGTGGAATATCGTGAATATTTTTGAACCAGGCTTTTTTGTGAGAGACGATATCTCTTCTAGTGATATTGATAGTTGGAATACATTGAAGATCCATAGTGGATGGAGTTCTTCTATCGAAGGTATAGACGAAGATCCTTGTTTCAGTGTTTTTATCAGTCAAGATCAAGTTTGGAACCTTATACCTCCTATTGTTTTCTCTAAGAAAACTGTCTTGAAAGATTCGATGTTCTTGATAAATGTCTTGTATTTTATAATTGAGAACAATCACACGATTTATAATCCTTATTATAGCCAACTTCATCACATTTGGACATATGTACCTACTTTCAATGAAGATAAATTGAAACCTTGGGATCGTGTCGAAGACCGTAACAAGTATTTCAAGAACACTATTAAAGTGAAAAGAGGTGCTAATAATTGGTATTTTGCTTATGGATTTAGGAAAGTCTATGAAAAGATTTCAGGTAACAAACTTCCTAAATTCAAGAACTTCTTGTATTCATTGATTTATTATCCTTTGATCTTCTTAGCTGATAGGGTTTATTATCCTTTGTTTGGTAAGTGGGTCAAAGTCAAAGAGACTTCTTATTATAATATCGCGATGGCAAGTGGTATTTGGTATAATAAGAAGTTTTGGGAAAGAGTGGTTAAAAAGTTCAATAAAGATGGTTCTCATTGGGAAATAGTGCCTTTGATGGTTTATCAAGACAAAGAAAGGATAAAAGATATCGACCTTATCAATCTTAGGCTTAGACTTGAGGATTATCCAGAACCAAAGAAAGAAGGTGACGTGAATTCTCCTATTGACTATATGATCCAATATAAGTTGTTTGAATATGTCAACAACCAACTGTCTTAAAATAGATTTACCAGCAAGTGTTTTTGAATCGCTTGCTGGTTTTTGTTTGTTTAGAAATGTAACCAGTAATCTTCTATACTATCCTTATCTTCTCATCAGAAGAAAAATAATTACGTTAAAAACGAAAATAAACACATAAACTGTTGCTCGGATCAAATAAAGGTCTGATCTTTATGACATAATCAAAAGAAATAATAATATGGATGAAGATTTAAAAAGAGCAATAAATGACTTCTTCTCTTTTGAAGAGAAAGAATTCTATGAGAATGAAAATGGTGTTAATATCAATTCAATGATATACCAATTTAATGAGTATAATGACGATGGATATATCATATTTACTAAACAAGATCAAAAGATCTTAGAAGAATGGGTCAAAGAAAATGGTTGGGATTTAAAATAATAAACATAAGAATATGAATGCAATTGAAAAAATGCTCATCAATATTGATGAAATAGTACAAGAGACTAACAAATCACTTCAAGTGATTGCGTTAATTGGTGATAACGAAAGAGCTTCCTCCTATTTAGCTGGAGATCCTAAGTCACAGATAGATATGTTGACTTCTTTAATGATTAAGAATCCAGAACTTATGGCTATAGTTGAGGATTCATTGAGATATGCTAACGAAGCGTTGAGTGAATCTCCTGATTTATTCCCTTCTGAAGAAGAAGTCGCTAACAATATCATTGACGGTTATTTATTCTTGAAAAATCATAAAAATAAAACAGATCATGGAAAATAAAACAAAAGGTCAATTAGAGAGGATGCAACAGTATGATAACCTATGCAAAGAGACAGGTTACGAACCTCTAAGAGGGAATCCTTATGCAGAAAATAGTCCAATAGTCGAATTTGAAAAAGCTCATGATTATTGTGAGCAACAAAGAAAGGAGCTGAGAAATGAAAGAATTTAATTTGGAGCTTGTAAAACAAGGGAAAAGGGTGGTAACACGAGGTGGTCTTGAAGTTCGTGTTATATGTACAGATTTTAAAAGTAAAAAGAATATTCCTATATTGGCATTAATAAAAGACGAAGACGAAGAAAAAGAGACTCTTTGTTTTTATACATTAAAAGGGAAAATATCTGACAATAAAGAAAGTGAGTTCGATCTTTTTATGGATGAAGATGGTGAATGGGTAAATATCTATCAAGAAAATGGAAAGTGTTTTATAAGTGAATCATCTTATCCTACTAAAGGAGAAGCAATCGATCATAGAACTTCTTTAAGGAATTGTGTAGCAACTATTAATTTAAAAGAATTCAAAAAATGAGTGACAATAATTTCGATATTTCGATCTTAAAGAAAGAATCAGGTTACTATCAAGTAAGTGTGACGTATTGGTATTTTGGTAGAGCTAGAGAAAATGAAATCAGGAGAATGACAAGTTCGACTACGTATCGTTGGTCTACTTCTTGTGTAGAATTGATTAATTGGTTCCAAACAAGAAAGACTAAAGTCTTTTACTCTCAATTGAGAGTACTTTGTAAGAATTATGGAAAGAAAGAAACACAAAAATTTTAAGGTTATGGAAATGGATAAATATATTTTATATCAAGCAGAATATAATGAGAAAAAGAAGAGTGTAGCTCTCAGTGTAATTTTAGGTATCCTTTTTGGTATATTAGGGTTATTGTATACAAGTGGAAGTACTTTTTTCATTATGTTGGTATGTTATCTTGGATATATTATTACATCATTTGCACTCTTAGGACCAGTTCAATTCATGATTGTCCTTCCATTTGCGACTATTCTCTTTTATATCGTATCGATTTACCTTTGTTATTCTACGGCTAACCACCATAACAAAGAGTTGATTGAGACATTGAAAAAGAAATATCTTGGGATAGAACAAGAAGAGTCTACCGAACCAAAACAAGGGATTGACCTTATCTATTGGAAAGATCCTACGACTACACAAGAAAAACAAGAAACCGATCCTACCATTATTTTTTGTATATTTTTGGTCGTAGTAGCGTTATTATGGGTTTGTGGGTTGTTTTAATAAAAGGATTTAGTATCTTTCCACTGTCAACAACTGCTTAAAAGGCGCAATCAGGATAAGGTCTGGTAATTGTTTTATAGACATTTTAATTTGAAGGAGAGGGATCGTGAGATTCTTCTCCTTTTTTGTTACTGATAATCACATGTTTATAACGTTTTAAAGTAGAATATTATAAATAATAATCATTCTTCTCACTCCTATTTAATATAGGAATAAAGTAAATATAGATTATATGTAATATGATATAGGGAAAGAATTGCGAAAATCGTGGAAATCAATTAGTTAAGAGAAAATGATATTGTTAAGTGCCTATTGAACGTAAAAACGTTGCAAGTGAAATGAAAAGATTGTACTTTTACAGCATCTAACAAAAGCATGGGAATGTAAGTAGTTAGATAGAGTTTCTAGTTCTTTTAATTAGCTCTTTTAAGAAAAGAAATTCTTTTTTTTATAACTTTTAATTATTTGTTTTAGAGAGTTTTTAGTTAAACTAAGGAAATAAGGCCTCAAGAGTGAGGCCTTTTCTTTTGCGTATCGGTTAACTAATGTAGAGTTTGTAGATTGAAAAATTCTTCGTTATTTTACGCAAATAAACAATTAAAAGTTTTATGAAAAAAAGAATCTTTAATAGAAAAGAAGAAATGAGAGAAAGACTCCTAGAGATTCTCTTCACTTTCACAGGTACAAAGAAACAAGGTTTCAAGTATTATTCATCATTAACAGATCTTGTCAATATAATCCATGCCTATACAAAGATAGGTACTGTTCACGTAATAAGAGATTTCATTAAAGAATTCTTAGAAGAAGGTATCCTTGAATATAAGGATGAACACTTTGAGATAAAAGAATGGCAAGATTGCAATCCTTTCACGATCAAGAGATTACCTGATTATCTTCTATTGACGCATAAGTTAGAAGACAAATCATTACGGGTCAATTACTATGATTATAGAGTGATGCTTTATATTGATTTTCACTTTCGTCATAAAATCTGTCCTTTATTTGAAGAATGTAAAAAAGAAGCTGGTGTAAGAGGTAATTCATTATGGGCCAGTGAGATAGAATATTCATCATGTGCTAGTATTGCTAAAAATACTGGTTTATCGTTGTGTATGGTAAGACATATCCTTCATAAATTGAGATTTTATTTTGGTGATCGTTTCTATTATAAACCAGATGAGATAGAGAGAATGAAGAGAGAACATCATTGGTCACGGACTAATACGATTAATTTACCTCCTAGAAGAGAATGGAAAAAGATCTTTGAAGATAAAGTGAAAAGTATTTGTGGTGATGATATCATGCTTAATCTACCTAAATTCGTGTATTATGAACAATGGGTTCCTTATAGTAAACTTCACAAGAGAGAGTTAAAGAATAACACTCCTAAATATCTACAAACAAGGTTTATCACTTTCTTGAAGATGAAAGATCATAACAACTCTCAAATCAAGAAGATGGAAGAAGGTGTTGAGAAGTGGAAAAACCAGAAAGAATCTTGGGAATCATATAAACTCACGATAATAAATGAACTCGAGAATATGAGGTTAGATGGGATAATCTGTGAGATGGTTGAGAATAGGATCATTACAAAGTTACATTCCATACGTGACATATCAAAGATGGATAAATTGTTAGATTTGGTTGTAAAGCATTGTGACGATATGAATAGGTTGATTCCAGCGTTGATAAGTTTTAACTAGCTTATAACATTAACAAACATACTTATTTTGAAAATGGAGGGGTTTAGTATAAAGAAAGATCTTGAAAAGAATTTCAATGATTACAGGAACTTCTTAACAAACTACTTGAAGAAACGATATTATCAAGACCTAAGTAATGAAGATATAGACGATATCGTTTCAAACACTTTTGTAAAAGCGTTGAGATTCGAAGATAAATATGTATACGAAGGATCTGGTGGTTTAAGGAGTTGGTTGGTTACTATCGCTAAAAATAGTGCTTTAAACCTCCTACGCTCTTCTAAAGAGCGAGATACTTGTAGTCAAGAGGAAGAAGGTGTAATGAATGAGCTGAATAAATTATATTCAGATCAACAAAGTGAAGTAAACGAAGAATACGATGCAATCGTTCGAATACTTGATACATTCAATCCTAGGGACAGAAAGATCATATTAGGATATGCTAATGGTTATACTTACGAAGAGCTTTCTAAAATTTTTGAAGTACCTTTAGGTACTATTAAAAGTAAGATACATCATGTAAGAAAACGTTTTAAAAACTTAAATACGATATAATTATGGACTTTGTTAAAGCTGGGAAAGTTGTAAAGTTTATTGATGAGAATGGAGAGAAAAACGCTGGTACTGTTGTTGAAATCGTAAAACAACAAGGAATAAAGAAAGCGGTGATCAATACGATTGAAGGAAAGACTATTGTCAAAAATCTCAAAGACCTCTATTTAGTCAAAAATGAAGTAAGAGGAAAGAGATCGATCAGTGTCTTAAAAGAAGTAGCTGAAGAATTAGGTAAAGAAGTAGTAGAGACTAAAATTCCTAAAAAAGATAGTTATCTTGTTGTTGGTGATAAAGTATTGAAACCGTTGAAAAATCCAAATGAAGGTAGTGAATCAGAAAATACTGTCGATAAAGACAAGATGATTAAAGACCTTGAGTTTAAGGTCTTATCCTTAGAACAACAACTTTCTTCTTCAAAAGAGCAAATCAATGATCTTGAGAAAATGAAAGTTTCTATAATTCACTTAGCTAAAGCATTAAAGGTAAGAACCACAGAATTAGGAGAATCAAAGACGATCAACGAATTATTGACTTGTATTTTGGAGTTAAATAATCTTGGAGAATTGGTTGTTGATTGAAAAAAGACCACGATCTTTATGACAGTAAAATTTGATAATTAAAAATCATTAGAATTATGAATGGTACGATAAGAGAGTTTACCAAAAAAGAATTCGATGCTTTTGTAGTTAAGAATGGTTATGAAACCTTCACTGCAGATCAAGTCTTGAAATTCAATCAAGAAGTCATTAATAATCGAGAATCAATGGATGAATTTTCAAAATCATGCGCTGCCGCTGATTTTGTTTCTTTGAATCGTGCGATTGTTATTGACGATGATCTAGTTAAATCAGTAGTTTATTATCGTGAATGTCAAATTGAACCCTTAGAAAAAGAAGAGTTTGGTTCAATTATGAAATCGAAACAAATCGTGTTTGCTGATACAGCATTAAACCGTTTTAAAGGTATCGTTGGATTGCCAGTCAATAACGATGTTATCGAAAAAGCACGTAAAGCTGAACCTATTGGTACAGAAAAGACTTATGGTGGAAAACTTTATATCAAGACCGAGAAGGGTTGGAGATTGAAACCTAAAGGATCTTCTACAAAGAAGAATGAAAGTAATAAAGAAGCTCCTTTATTACGTCAAGTAACAGCGGCTCAATACAAAGATCGTAAAGATGAGATCATTGGAGAGATCAGTAAAGAACGTTTAAACCTCATGAATAAATATGGTGATAATTGGCAAGACGATGCATCATCAAAAGATCTTGAAAGATTAAGTAGTTTAGTTAGTCGTGTAAATAAATTGGGTGAGAATTTCAATCAGTTTGGTGATAAGTCAAAGAATTCTAGTGAACACCAAATGACAGAGGCTCAAATGAGAGCTTATGCTACAGCTCGCGATCCCAAAGCGAAGGAGATTGAGTTGAACGATTTAAAATCTCAATTGAAGAGAGCTAAAGAAACTGTCGAAGATATTGAAAGTAGTGTGGAATATGGAGGTGCTGCAAAAGCAGAAATGATAAGGATAGGTAAAAAGAAAATCAATTCTTTAGAAAAGAAGATCGCAAAATTAGAAGAAAAGAAATAAGGTACACATAAATTAATTCGTAGGATATAATTTTAGAGATTGTTTAGTATATTTGAACATGATTCGGTTACTAAACAAAAGTTCGAAAATATGTACGATAACTTTTATAATAGAGTGAAAAATTACGTGATGAGCTTCTATATTCCAATAGTAGTCGCAATTCCGATAACACCTTTTGTAGGTTGGTTTGAGAAGTATGTGTTTGGTGATTGGGAATTTTTAAAATTCTTAGTCGTCTTGATGATCGTCGACACTCTAATGGGATTTTTACACCATATCAAGAAAAAAGATTTCAGTGTTGAAGGATTTGAAAAGATCCTAATTAAAGTCATTTGTTATGGATGTGCTTTAATTGTTGCTCATAACTTGAGTAGTTATAAGATACTTGGAGCTTCTATTGGTGGTTTTGAGTGGTTTAGAGTTACAATTTGCACAGCTTTGATAGTAAGAGAAGCCTTATCCATACTAAACAATATTCAAAAAGTTTATCCTAATGTATTACCACCGAGGATTCGTAAATATTTAAAGTATTATGATGAGACGGGTGAAATTAAAAAGAATTTGTAAAACAAAAATAATTGGGAAGTCTATGGAAATGACAAGACAAGAGTTCGATAAACTCGCAAACAAAAATAATTGGGAAGTCTATACTCAAAGACAAGTATATCAATTTTCTCAAGATATATTAAAGAGTGTTGATCCTATTGAACGTGAACATGGTGCAATCGATTATGTATCGTTGAATCGTGTTACAGTAGTAAACGATGATTTGACGAAGTCAGTAGTATATTGGCGTGAACAACAAGTTGAATGGGATGAAGCTGAAGATGGCACTTTAATGAAAGCACGTTCAGGTGTTTACAAAGATACTCCAGCTAATCGAAAGAAGGGTATCGTTGGACAACGTTATGGTGGCAAGAAAGAAGAGATGCTAGAAGAGAAGAAAGAAAAATATGGATCTGAATCGACTAAAGAAGCTATAGGTCGTGCTAAAAAGGATGCAAAACTTTCTGATGGAGAATTAGAAGCAAAAGTGGCTAAGTTCCGCGAAAGAGGTCCAAAAACTGAAGAAGAATGGAGTCTTGCACGTGAATATCGTGATCGAAAAGCATCTAAAGATAATAAGAAGAAGACTAAAACCGATTTTCAAACCGACGCTCCTCCTATGTCTGAAAGATTAGCGAAGAGAGGTTTTAAAGAAGGGGTTCACGTCAATTATAATGGCAATAGTTACACTATCAAATCAATTAAATCTTCAAAAGATAAGAGTAAGACAACAGTTGCTCTTATTTCTGATTCCGATGAAGCTCCTAATAAAAAGGTTGATGCTAAGAAATTCATAGGGATCGCTAAGGTTGTAGATATTGAGAAAGAGAATGAGAAAGACCCTAATTACAAAGAAAGTAAGGAGGTCAGCAATACATTAAAGGATTACAAGATGAAACGTGGTGATATGTTTGAACTTCACGGTCATAAGTATAGGGTTCTAGGAGAAAAAACTGATGAGTTAGGTATTAATCGTGCGATTGTTGAATATCCTGGATATCAAGGGAAACTACAGACCCATGAGATAATGATTACTTCACTGAAACATGCAAAGAAAATTGACGATAAAGATTTTAATTAAAAATTAATAAAATGAGACTTTATAGATTTATAGATACAGATAAGAAAATTGATGCAACTATCGTTACAGACGGTAGTTGCGATCAAAAACGAGTGTTTATCACAGAAATGCGTGGTATCGTACCTGCAGGTGGTTTGGCTGTTAATGAAGATGAACAAGCTGGTAGCGATGCACTTCTTGCACTTGGTTTTAATTGGCATGTAGGTCACGCTGTTATGCACGAAGAGTTGGTAGCTTTTGCAGAAAACAATGGTTTGACTTTGGAGATCAATCCTCAAGGTTTAAATGAACTAGTTGCAGTGAATGCTGAGTGGAATGGTGACGATGAATGTGTTTTGAAAATCACGACAACACTTCCTACTGTTAAGGATGTAAACATTCACTTCCCTAATTCAGTTAATTTAAATGAATCAGTTGGTCGTTATGGAGTGATTCGTGGTGATCGTAAAGATTTAGCCGCTTCATTAAATAAAAAAGAATCTACTTTAACGTTCTCATTAGAAGATCTTGGTTTAGATGCAAAAGAAGATCTTAATATTGTAGTTACTGCTGAAAGTGGTATTCAGAAATTTGAGGTTACAGCAGAAATGGCTTAATTATGTTAAGACTTTTATTCAAGACAAATGAAGAAGAGCCAAAACAGTTGACTGTTATTACAGATGGTATTGACAGTCAACTGAATGTCTTTGTGACAGAAAATACTGTAGGTGATATCGATTATTTTGAATCACTAGGAATAGTGATTGAACCTGGTAGAATTTACAATATTGGATCGTTCAAAGAATGGGCTATGAATAATACTCTTCAGCTTATTTCTTATCCAGAAGGGTTAAACGACGAAGCTCAAGTATTGGTAGATGTAGTAGAAGAATGGAAATACTTCCTTATTCCACAAAAAGAAACATTGGAATTTCCAAAGGAAGGTGATAGTATAGAAGCAGTTGTTACTTCTTATAAACAACTTTATGTAAATGGTAAGCCACAAGGGAATCAAATTACATTAAGTGTTAAATTTCAAACAGAAGCACCTTTTACAGTTAGTGAAGGTGGAACAGTTACTATAAACGAAAATCCTTCTGATACCGTTAGAAACGGTAATTTAACAATTACTCAAGATGAAAGTGGTAAAACTTTAAATGTTGTTCTTTCTCAAGAGGCTTCTATCATTACATATAACTATATACTTACAACCAATCCTTCTAGTTTGTCATTTATCAATACTGGTGAAACAAAATCGATAAATGTAACGTCAACTAAACAGAAGGTTATCAATGGTACTCCATCAGGAGAAACTATTAAAGCCCTTGTGACGGTAGAATTAGCAGGCGTTGGTTTTAGTTATGAAGAGGCTGATAATGGTTATGACATTACTGTTACAGAAAATCCTGGTGAAACACAAAGAACAGGTACTTTGACAATCAATCAAACTGATGATGGTGGTAAAAGTGTTAGTGTAAATTTAACTCAAGCTGCATCTGTCATCACTTATGATTATACATTGACAGCCACTCCTACATTACTTTCTTTTGCTAATACTGGTGAGACTAAATCTTTTTCAGTAGTTTCGACAAAACAAAAGAAACTAAACGGTAATGTTAGCGGTTCTGCAGTTGATGTAGCGTTTTCTTTTGAAGTAGATGGTTCTGGTTTTTCAAAAAGTACAGGTAATAATGTTGTAGCAACAGAAAATACGACTGAATCTGAAAGAATAGGTGTAGTTACGATTACTCAATCTGAAAGTGATGAAGTTGATACGATTAATTTGTCACAAGCTGCAGCAACAGTAACTTATGATTACACTTTAACAACAGATCCTACGTCTTTAAGTTTTGTAGCAGCAGGAGAGACAAAAGTTTTTGGTGTCACTTCTAACAAACAGAAGAAAGTAAATGGTAAAAATTCTGGATCACCGATAGCAGTAGACTATACAACTGTTGTTAGTGGTGAAGGTTTTACAAAAGGTTCTTCTGAATATTCAGTAATAGCAGCGGCTAATACAGGTGTTGAAAGAACAGGTCAAGCTGTTGTTACGGCAAATGAAGGTGGAAAGGCAGCTACTGTCACTTTAACTCAATTAGGGGTATAATAATTTTATCTATGAGTAGAAAAAGAAGCAATAACAAATCACAAAGGCCAGACTTAATAAAGAGTCTGGCCTCTCTCTCATTTGAAGAGATCGAAGCGTTGAATAAGACTGTACCAACATTGTTACAATCTAAACTTCAACAAATGGTATCTTCAAATGATGTTGAAGCGATCATGAAAGCAAACCTTTATCTTGATGCAAACTCAAGACAAAACAGTGAGATGAAGGCTGTCTTTTTCGACCCAAATGAGGCTAATCAAACTGGCCAAGGTTTCAAAGATCCTAGATATTACGGTTCTTTATCCTTTGAAACACTTCGAAGGATGGGAGATATCTTCATTATTCGAAGTGTTGTTAATACTCGTGTTGAACAAGTCCAAAATTTTCTACATTTTAGTCTTGATGAACAAAAAGAGGGGTTTACGATACGAAAGAAGAAAAGTCGTTTTGAAGATAAAACAACTGAACCTACAAAAGAAGAACAGAGGAAAATCGAGTATATCATTGATTTCTTAGAAAAAGGTGGTATCAATGAAAAATGGGACAAATTTGATACATTTCAAGATTTTGGGAGAAAGATTGTTTTCGACACTCTTACATTGGATCAATTAGCCTTTGAAATTGTTAGAGATAGAAGCTGGAATTTAAATAAGTTTCGAGCTGTAGACGCGTCTTTAATACGACTATTAGACAGTGCTGATCCTAAAATGAGAGAAGAGTGGGAGAAATATCGTTTTAAAGGTTATCTACCTAGGTATTGTATGGTATTCAACGATATGATCCTACAGAATCCAACAACTAAAGAACATGTGATTTTTTATCCTTGGGAGTTGGGTTATGGTATTCGAAATAAGAGTACCAACATTTATAAGAATGGTTACGGTACCTCTGAATTAGAAACCCTTGTAGAGATTATTACCTGGATATTATGGGGTATGCAGTATAATGGTAATTTCTTTTCAAAAGGATCTCAACCAAAGGGTTTTATCAATGTGAAAAACAATAATATTGATAATACGACTTTAAATGAGTTTCGACAGGCTTGGACACAAACGATGCGTGGTGTTTCAAATTCTCACAGAGTTCCAATTATCAATGGCATTGATCTGGAATGGATTGATCTACAAAAGAATAACCGGGATATGGAGTTCAATGATTGGTTGAAATTCCTACTTATCATTACATGTTCGGTTTATCGTATTGATCCAACTGAGTTAGGTTTTCAATTCAAAGACCAAGCTCAAATCTTTGGACAAGATGGTCAAAGGGAAAGATTGAACCATAGTCGAGATAAAGGGTTAAAACCATTGTTAATTTTCTTACAGAATATTATCAACCATTATCTTATTGATGAGATTGATTCTGATTTTGAATTTGCTTTCACTGGTATTGAAATAGAAGATGAAGAAAAGCAAGTTGAACTTGATAAGAAAAAACTTGAAGGTGGTATGGTATCAATGGAAGATATTTTTAAAAAATATTCTGGTCGTGATTTTGATCCTAAAACCGATACGATTCTAAATAACACATATCAAACTGCAGTTCAAACAAAGCAGCAACAAGCAATGTACGGTGGTGAAGGTATGAATGAAGAGGTTGATAATCAAACAGTAGATGAAGAAGGAGAAGAAGAAAATCCTTTGGATTTCGAAGATGAAAATTATGAGAAGGCAATGGTTTCAAATCCAATCCTTGGTAGTGCTATGAAGTATATCAAAGAAAATTGGGGAGCTGGAAAATGAATCTCAGATATGTAAAAGGTTTGAAAGTAGAGAAGATGTCTGGAGTCAGTAATATCCAACATCATGTTAAAGATCCTATGGATTATCCTAAGGTTCAAGGTGGTTACGAAGGATTGGCGCAAATAATCTTCTCTACTCAAATAGATAATTTATTAATAGATTTAACTAAAGAAATGGTTAAACTCAAATCAAAGTTATGATTTTTACACCAGACGACATACAGAGATTGTTTACGATTGTAGATTATCGTCTAGCTAGGACTATCGCTGATATCTTAGGAAAAGAATTTCTAACTGATAACGATAAGAAAGTACTCGATGAATTTCATTTTGATTGGAAAGATCTAAAATTGATCCCTCCTTATTGGCAAGCATATTTATTTGGTAGGTTATCTGCTGTTTTAACGCCAAAACAATTACAAACCTTAAACTATACAGATATAAAACAATACACAGCTAGAAAACAATACAAACAACCTTCTAAAAGAGAATTGTATGAATATCAAGCTGCAGCTACAAGAAGTTATTCTTATATCAAAGGAATGGGAGAAAGGGTAAAGAAAACCCTTTCGAATTCTGTTTCAGAGCAAGAGATAAAAAATCTTGTTGAAAATCGTCGGATAGAAGAACTTTCAACAATCAAAAGAGAACATGAATTAGGTGTTTTAGAAAAAAGATCAGTCCAAGGTATCGTAAGTAATATCGGTAATCAGTTGAAAGATTGGAATCGAGATTGGGGACGGATAGTCGAAACTGAGTTCCAAAACATTTATGAATTGGGGAATGCTCAAATGATAATCAATCAACATGGATTAGATGCAAGAGTATACAAAGAAGTTTATCCAGGAGCTTGTAGATATTGCCTAAATCTCTATACTACAGCAGGTGCAGGTTCAAAACCTAGAATCTTCAAATTATCAGAACTTATTCAAAACGGTGATAATATTGGTAGGAAGAGCAAGGATTGGAAACCTGTCATTGGAACAGTTCATCCATTTTGCAGATGCGGAACTCGTTATATTCCAGATGATTATGTTTGGGATGATAAATTACAGACATTTATTCCACCTAAAGATTACAAATCTAAGGTCGAGAGAAAATCAAAGGTAACAATAATAGTTGGGGATAAAAAATTTTTAGTATGAGTCAGTTTTACAGTGGTTATGCAGAAATACAGACCTTTGATGGTCCTAAATGGATAAAAGATATAAAAGTTGGTGACTTGGTTTTAACTCATAGAAACAGATACAAAAAAGTAAAATCAATCAACAAATCTTTGATCTTAGATTTCAATCAAGAAGTCTTTGATCTTTATTTTGTTTTTGAAGACGATGTAAGGATCAAAGAAGAAGGGATTCATAGGATTCACGAAAGTAGTAAAATCATTTTAGCTAATGGTAGGTCTTTAGAAGTAAGTAAAATTAAACCTAATATGCTCCTACAATTAAGAAAAAATCAACGAGGTAAAGTCTCTTCTATTTTAAAAATACCAAAGGAAAATTTTCCGGATTTTTCTTATTCTATTGAAATAGAAAGTGATCATAGTTATTACGCGGATAATGTTTGTGTAAACGATTGAAAAGTTCGTATATTTAGTGCAAAAATTATAACAAAGTTAGTCATGGATATCAAAAGTTTATTCGGACTTCAGTCTAAGGCTGAAAAGATCCAAAAGTATAGAGATAATTTAGGACAACTTCACCTTCTAGATAAAGAGATCGATCAATTAGGAGAGAACTTTTCACTTCAAAAAGCTCAGTTAAACGATCTTTCTAATGGTGATGTTGAGTTGTTTGAAAAAGCTCAAAATCGTTTTAATGCATTCTTAAAACAACAATCTCAAGATCTTCAAAATGTTTATAAGAGAAAAACGAAAATTGAAAAATCTTTAGCTTCTCTTGAAGAAGATCTTGAAATCGCTGATGTTTTGAAAGATATTAAGACCTTAGATTCAATGAGACAAAGTTGGATGAAAGGTCTGATTAAAAAATCTATATATATAGACCTTTTAAAAGCTAAACAAGGTGGTAAAGTGAGATATGCGGATATACTTGTTTGGAGAGGTTCTAAGTTGTTAATCTTACAAAGAGCTGGTGAAAGCGGAAGTTATTCAGAAGATTGGTGTATTCCTGGTGGTCATGTCGATGCAGGAGAGGATTTTCGTACTGCAGCAAGACGTGAGTTGTTTGAAGAGACAGGTATTGATACAGACGATAATTTGTTAACTGAAGTAGGTGTTTATGATAATGGTGATGTTGAAATCCATTACTTTATGACTTATTTAGATGAGTTCTCACCTTCATTAATTGTTGTCGATGGATTTGAAGAAATTGGAAGTGCTTGGATAGATCCTGCAACTGAAATCGATGATTATAAGTTTATCTTTGATATGAAAGATAATATTAAAAAGATCCTAGGTTTACCAGTAGAAGATGTAGAGGTTAAAGCCAAAACTCCTATATTTACCGAAGTCGTGGATTTAGCAAAAAGCATGGTCGAAGGTAAGATTTCTGAAAAGATTTTCAAGGCTTTTTGTGAGAAGCATAAGGAAGAAATTTCTAAAGCAGGTAACAAGAATTATTTCTCTCACAAAGAAAGAAAAGATCTTGCTAAGAAAGGAGAGGCAATGCCAAATGGTAAATATCCTATTCGCAATAGTCAAGATTTGAAAGATGCAATCAAACTTGTAGGTGCTTCTGATATGCCAGAAAGTGAAGTGAAGGCATGGATTCGTAAACGTGCGAAGGCTCTTGGGCTTGAAAATGAACTTCCTGAAAGTTGGGGAAAAGTTGAGAAAGCGGAAGGTGTCGAAGATGCACAGACTCTTTCTCGAGAAAGTCTCGATGGTAAAACAAAAGGCCCTCAAGGGAGTGGCATTGGTGATGAGAATATTGAAAAAGCAAGAAAGACTTCGAAAAGAATCATTATTGATTGTGATGATGTCGAGGATTCTTTAGAAAAGTTACTCAACTGTATTAAAGAAACAGGAAATGTAGGACATAGTTTCACTATCGTAGTTGATCCTGATTCATCAAAAAAAAACGGTGGTAATCAGAAATTCGGATGGGATGGTGATGGAAGAGATTTTATTGGGAATATCACAGTTGAGAAATCTTCACTAGAAAAAGCTATCTCTTTCAAGAAAGAGGTTTACGAGCATGTCGTGAAGGAAGTTGAAGATGATGCTTCTAAATATTCTTACGGACAATTCTTGATTAATTTTTCTGATAATGACGGCGACCATGCTAATAAGTTAGGAGATTTCTTAGGTACTCTTCAAAAGGTTACTGGTTTGAATAAACCATTCTCGATCATTTTAAAAACAAAAGATAATGGTGAACAAGAGTGGAATTGGAAAGGATCTCTTCGTTTAAATGGTGTTACCAAGACTGAGAACATTCAAAAGTCTCAAGAAAATGATTTATTGAAATCTAACGAGAACGATCTTATTATTCGTTTTAATGATCAAAATGATCTTCAAATGTTTAAATCTGTTGTACAAGATTGGAATAATGAAGGTAAGATAAATATCCAAAGTATAAGTGGAGGTGATAAGAATGAATTAGAAAAGGCTGAAAAACAAGAAAAGAAAGTATTCAACGAATACTTGAATTTCATTGAAGGAGCAAAAACTCGATTGAAAAATATTCATTGGGGAGAAGAAGATAATTCTAAACACGTTTACCTCGATGATCTCTCAGAGGAAGTCGGAGAATTTGAAGATAAGATCGCTGAAGCTGGACAAGCTGGATTTGGTAGGTTTAAAGATGGAGAGATCCAAGGAGATAAAGTTGAAGAAGATGATCCGGTGAAGATTTGTCAAATGATATTTGATCGTACTATTGAATTCAGGAAAGAACTTGAGGGTAAAGATGAGTACAATGGTGAGATATCGTGGATAGACGATTTTCTCGCTTCTCTAAAACAGAGTAAATACCGTCTACAAATGCACTGATTTTGTTAGTTTCTAAAGAGGGAGAATCAACTCCCTCTTTTTATTGAAAGAGTATGAGTCAATTGATTGATAAATTGAAAAAGTTAGGAGCTTCTTCTTTAGAAATTGAAGCGATTATTTATTCAGACGACATAAATAAATCTTTGAGTGAGTTTTATAAGAAATCTTTAGAAGAAGATTTGTTTAAAGCTAAAGCTGCGGTTGGTGAGATTCGAGAGTGGAAAGGGATTAAATATCAAAAACAAAGCGATGGTAGTTGGAAACCATTGACCAAAGTCAAAGAAGGTTCTCTGATGAGATATGATAAAAATTATTTCGGTCGAAACTATTTTCGTTATAGAGGAAAACCTAAAGAAGCAGTTGAGTTCCTTTCTAACGAAAAGAAAGGACAAGTAAAAAGTGTTTGGAATCGAAAAGATTTAGGATCTATAGATTTAGTTTATGGTAATGTTAATTTTGGATTGGCACATATTATAGAAAAACATGTTGGGAAAGATGAAGATAATTGTTTAGAAAAAGATTTTAAAAACAATGAAGAGTTAGGTGAGGAACTTGAAAAGATTTTGAAAGAGGGTAAAATTTTGAGATCTTATATAGACAAGAAGGGGTATAGTAAGAAAGACATTTCTTTAGATAAACATAAGATAGTTGTTGTAGAGAGCTTCGTCTATGACGAAGAAGACAACTTTAGGGACAAGAGATGGATAATAACATCCTATGACCCTACTCGAACAACAAAAGAAAAGGGAATAGAAAAGGCAATCTCCGAAGAGAATTGCCTTACAAAAGAGTCGAATTGTATTAACTCCCAACAATTCTTATGTCATTCTCGTAAGAATGATCTTGGAGAGGAGCAACCCTCAAGTGTTGCGTATCATCCAACGGCTCTTTCCTTTTCTGAGTGTAAAGATACATTGAAAAAGTCATTAGAGCAACAGTTGATGAGAGCTTTTCTCAATAAAAGGATAATATTTTAAGATAAAGACGTTTTATTCTTGAAAATGTTTGTTCATTTGAATTTAATCTATATCTTTACCTCGAAAATGTATATAACATTTTAATTCGTAAATTCGTTAGGAAATGAAAAAGAATATATGTACAACAGTTTTGACTGTTTTCAGTTTGGTCTTGATTTA